TTATCGCGTAAAAGCTGGGAGGCTATTTTCAGACAGGCCACTGTCTTTAGCGAAGTCGATATGCCGTGAGACGCGCTTGACGTCCCAGTGGGTTAAGTCTTGGTCAAAGCGCTTGGCGCCAAGGAACATTCGGTCCATGTTGGCAACACGGGAAGTATCCCAGCGGCTGATGTCCTGATTGAAGTATTTGTTTTTAGAGAACAGGTCACTCATGTCTGTTACGTGAGTGGTGCAAAGCTGAATGTTGCCATCCAGAAAATTTTGCCAATAGTCTGAGTTGCGAATGAGTGCGTCATTGACGACCACATACAACTCATCTTCTAGAACCATGACGGTCCCTGGTTTGTTGGATTCGCAAGTCACCGTTTCTGGCTCACTAGCAAAGGTGTGGCTACAACTCAGCAGCGCGCAGGCGGAAATTATCGAACGTAAATTCACAGTTAAAATCATGATTTAATAAAAATAAGTTCGAAATGATACAGAAAGATCGCTGGTTCTTTTCACTTTTTCAGATGGAGAACACCCCCAAATTTATAAATTGAGCCCCTCCTTCCCAGAAATAACCCCTGTTAATAATAATCAAGCCATTAATCAGCTTAAGCAATAAGAACGATTAGATACTAGTTTCTGTACTACTCCGTTTATTCGACCTGATAACTCCCCGAAGAGCTGCCGCCTGTTACTTGAACTTCTGCGTTCTGCGTGATCTCATCTACTACAGCATTCGCAATGGCTTCAGCCATCATGCCCGCCATTGCGAATTCGCCATCGAGCACAAAGCCCTGGGCTTTCAGTTCTGTTTCTAGCTTCTGTTTCAGTGATGTTTTATTTAATGCCATTAGTCTTTTCCTGCATAAACGGTGGATGATACGTCGACATGCGGTTTTCCCATGAAGGGACAAATGCTCGCGCCAGTGCACACCCCTTTTCCGCCATTAAACTTGATGGTGTCGGCGTCTTCGGTGATGTTTTTAGCTTTGATGGTTCTAGCGCCTTTGACGGTTTCGGTGTGGTCACCATCAATTTCAGCGATTCGATTTTCTAGTACTTTGATTTGTTGAGTGAGGCATTCAAGCTTATCGGCTTGGTCTGTCTTTCGTTCGAAGTTGCCTTTCTGGTCGACTAACTGATAAACACCTTTGCGCTGTTGGTATCGGCTTTCACCTTCTTTGATACCTGGTAACTTGAAACCAAGTGGCAGAACACAACGAATAAAGGGCTTATCCGGTTGACCGAACATAAAGCCGAGTTCAACAATACTGCCAATTGCTGGCGGCTCTAAACGACCAGCATGGTCGCCTAGACCAGGAACGGGAAGCGGTACCGCTTGCAGTGGTGACTTATCTTCATACTCCATCCCCTTTTCATCGAGTAGCTGAACATCCACCGCGTAGTGAGGATAGAAGCGATCGGATAAATCGCCCTCTTCAGGCAGCTCTGGTAGTGCTACGACCTTTCCCCAACGGGGTAAGTGCCATCGCCCTGTAAACTCAGGGAACAACCTAAAGATGATGCGCTTGATGGTATTCACATCCATGTTAGCTTTGCCTCCGTCCCTTCAAACTCGACACCCACTAATCGAAGCCCATTAACCAAAACACCTGGCTTGAGCTTTGGGATAGCCGGTATCTTTACCGATTTGTTGGCGGTGTGGTTGGTCATGAGTGCATTGGGCAAAGTAATCGGTTTATCTGCCCAAAATGAATCAACCCAACTTCCGACATACACTTGGCCGTTGCCTTGCTGCTGCCAGAACAAGTCATCGATGCTAAATGCCTGTGCTAGTTCATCGATGATTCGATACCCATTACCATCACTGTAGAAACAAGGAATGGCCGTTTTGCTGTACGCCTTTTCGGGTACCACAAATTGAAGCCCCGTTTTATTGGTGACCTCGCTCAGTAGCTGCATCAGTGTGGGGTGGCGCAATATGATATTGAGAGGTTTATAGAGAATGGCCGCGAGCTCACGGCAAAATATTTTCGACCACCCTTTTTCAGCAGGTTGAACACGTTCGATGTAACCCAAGAAGACGCGAGTAATGTCATCACCCCAGCCTAAGTCGATAGCGATGAGCGTGCTTGGTTCAGGGTTACCTTCAACGGAAAGCTCACAACGACCAGGCGTATTTTCACTGAAGACGATGCGATGGCTTTTTACTTTTGTTTTATCCTTACCCAAGTAAGCGCGGCAAAGAAACTTATTGTTGGTAGTCATTGGTCACGCCCTCGTTTAAGCCAGCGCATTATCCACGCTTTTCAGTACCTTCATGACGCCCGTTAATTCCACTTCCGTGCCTGGCGGTACATCGTCGGTTTGTCCAGTTTCAACCGGTGTATTCACACCCTGCACTTTTTGCTGCGCTGCAGGTTTATCCGGTTGGCGCTGTTCCACTCGCTCAGGTACAGACAAGTGCTCGACCAGTTCAAACGAAACACTCCACTGACGATGAGACTCTTGCTCATCAGCACGAACCACCCCTTGGAATTTAACCTGGCGAATTTTCAACGCCTCAGCTGTTTTGTTACTGATACGATAGATTTGGCGCGCGTCGCTTTCTTGCGCTTCGGCCATACTGAACAAGTTAGTCAGCAACTGATTTTTGGTAAAAGGGATCACCCCTTTCACCGTCAGTATTTTACCCTTGCTGCCTGTTTCTGCTTGGTCAGTCGCCGAGGTTTGGCCGGACATATCTTGTCCGGCTAATTGCTGACGAACGCTAATACGTAGGTTCTTTAGTGGGAGCTGAGCACCGTTAAGAATGAGCACGTCATCGACCTGGCATGGTTGGCCAAATGACCTCTTCCGCCTGACTAAACGCCTGGGGGATGTCTCGCAGTGCTTGTCTGTAAGCAAGATAACTTTCTTTGACTTCATCACTTAGCGGCGCATCAGGCATCATCACCCAATCCGTTTTGGCAATAAGTACATCACGGCGCTCTCGAACCTCTAGCCACTCTTCTTCAACTAAACCGTGTTCAGTCACAATCAATATTGTCATGCTAACCCCTTATTAAGCGTGTTTTTTCGCAATGGTTTTCGTGAAATGGTCTTTAAGGTTATACAACCTGGTGTGTTTACGACCTTCCGGCCAAATTCCTGGAACGACGGTCGGCAGCGCGATCATGACCACATCACCGACTTCGGTCTTATCGCTGAAAACAAGATCAACATGCGTGTACCTTGCGGAGCCAGGGGCGCTTTTTACGACAGTTCGTTGCTGAACCCACTCACCATTCGTATCTCCCCCGACCCACCTAACCGAGGTTTTACCGATGACTTTGACATAACGAAGAAACGAGGTCGCAGGATCGTGTCTTAAGTGCTGGTCAGCAATATGAGCGTCATAACCCGTACGCTCGATAAAAGACGTATCAAGCACTCTTATTTTTAATATATTGAAGGAACGAGACCAATGTTTCGTATCGGCGCCTACCCCCATGAAATCGAGTAATGCCCTTGCTTCTTCATGTCGGTCTACTGGAATTGAACCAGAGGTCACCGGGATGATCTCTAAATGGCAGCAGTCAAGAAAATCTGACTTCACCCCCCAACCGAGAGGGATTTGGTTGGTAACACCTTGTTTATTTGCCAGCTTTTGTACATAGAAATCAGTCATATCAGCGTTGTAATTCACTGCCATAAAACCCAATTGGTCGGCAGTACTCTCAATAGCACTTTGCGCCTTTGTTTGGGCGTCCGAAACGGATTTATCAATGCCTGCCATTTTTTGAGTCACTTCTGAAGCCAAAGTCTGACTGGCTTGCGTTTGTTGCAGTGACGCACTAATGGCCTGTTTTAATAAAGCATCGGTATTGCTCATGTTATTTCTCCATTACTCTGATTTTTTCGTTCAGCTTCATCAGCATTTGCATTTGTTCAACCGTATTCTGTTGCGACTTCAACAAAGCCGTGGTCAAAGACACATCCATATCAAACCGCCTGTGCTCTGATAATTTATGACTCCGATTCATTTCAAGTCTCAGCTCGCCGTACCGACGCTCACGAATCATCGCTACTGTGTTCATTTCATCCAAGCGCATTCCTAATTCACGGTTGGCTTCTGACAACATCAAGTTTTCATGGCTTTGCTCAACAACATCCTTTTGGGTCTCAATGAGTCCGACAGTCAACTGGGCGAGTAAAGTGTCCATGTCATCGAGTTTGGCTTCGTAGTTAAACTGCCACGTCTCTGGCGTCACCGTAATTTGGGTGATGGCTTGAGCGCCGGAGAATTTCAGCAAGAAGTTACGCGTGAGGTTATTGCCCTCTTCACTGGTACGCTCTTGGCTCTTACGTTTGGATTGCACCACCATGTGATTGGCTGATATCAACACCCCTTCTTCGCTGACCAGGCCGAGCCAGTTGAATTGAAAGTTGCCCACCGTGTTATCTAAAATCAGCGAATAGACGACCTCATTGCCATTCACACAAGCGCTACGCGTCGGTGCACTGCGAAACACAATCTGACGACTCGTAGGAAGCGATTGGTCGCGTCGTGGCGGCGTCTTCGGGTCGAGGTTAGGCACATGCGCCAGCACAAACTCACGGATCACCAAGGGTTGTTTTGCTTGTTGTTTTCGAGCAATAAGTTGCTCGCCTGCAAGGGTAATGACTGCCATAACCTATCCTATTGATGCGCTGTACGTTTCATGGGTGTGACTGAACTCGGTAACCGAAACATGAGGATACGCCGCCGTTGTTACATCAAAGCTGTATCGACGGCAGGTTCTGCCATATTGGCGAACCAAGGCGTCCATTAAGCCAGGGACTTCATTCAAATCACTGTCCCGCACTTTGACGCTCACCACGTCCCAAGGGTAATAGTTCAAACGCTCATCGATTTCGATATGGGGATAACCCAGCTGATCGAACATGGTTTCCCAGCCCACCTCAGAGCCGCCACCGGTTGCAAAGGCGTAAGCAAAATTCACTCGAATGCGGTAGATATGCTCGGGCTCTTTAGGCAGGCGTTCGATGTCACGTTGCCAAGCCATCAAATCAACAAATTCGATAGGGGCGACCATCGGGTCTAACTGTCTAAGCGGCCACTCCAATACGTCTTGAACTCGCGACCAATACCCAAGCAAAGCCTGTCCTAGTTTGTAGATTTCGCCCTTACCCATCCAATGCTTGAGCGTAAAGTTAGGCCGTTTCAATACTGACCTCCAAATGGCCCATTCTTGGCACTTCCATGCCATTGGTTAGGTCAGCATTATCAAATTCAATCGATTCCAATACGGAGAATTCACCGTGCAGCTCTTGGGCTAATCTCGAAAAACTAAACCGCGAAGAAGGCTTGGTTTTCGTGACGTTATAATCGGTGTTCTGCCTAAAGGCCGAGCCAATGAAAAGCGCAATATTAGTTTCAAGCTGCGCGCTCTCTTCTATCGACAGTATTCGCCCTATCCACACTCGACACTTCACTGTGATGGTATTGCCTGGCATGGCATACACTCTTAAATCATCGCCATGGCCATGATTCCCTTCGTGATTGATGTGCGTATTTAGATCCGCCAGCATTTGAGGCGATGGCTCCCCAGAATCCAATAGAATAAACGCATTCGCCGAACCAGGACCTCGGGGCGCGTTGTGCTTGAAGTAAACATTTTCACTGTTGATGCCGGCGCGCAACATCAGCAATGAACGGTAAGCCGCATCAATGTGCCATTTCGCCACCCCACTAAATTGATTACGAATGCGCACCCTCAATTGGTCGTCACTCTCTTCATCGGCGCCCGCTTTGATTAACCAATCGGCGGTATTGACCGCGCGGCTAATACCTGGAACCGCCGTGGTTAGGACATGAAAATACCCTTCGCCTAGATTAAAGGCCGCGCCTTCATGCTCGGCCTCCACCTTGCCAATCGTTGACGCTTCATGCTCTTGCAGTGTCGTGTCCTGGCTTAATATCACTCGGTAAACTGTGCCGTTAATGGGGTCGGTTTGTATCACTGTTCCTTTGGGTACAACAATGGCCGGCCCTTGCTTCGCGGCACGGTGTATCACCACTTGCCCCGCTGCTTTGGTCGAGGGCTTTCGCTTCACGTTGAATTGCCACGCCCACAAGTCGAGCCATTTGTCTTTTGCCGTCGCAACAAACATATTGGGCAGCACATACCCCACCAAAAAGCGGTTCACCAACCATACCGTTGGGCCAATCACCATGGTTTCAATTAAGCGCCAAAATGGCGAGTACTGAGAGTCATTAGCTATGGTACTGCCTTGCTTCACGGCTTCTTCTTTGAGCGTTGTTTTCCACTGTGAGGCCTCAAGGGGTAGCCCTGCCTTTTCCGCCAATTCCGTGAAGTTCGGTTTAGGAATATCAGTCAACGTGTACCTGTGTCCTTACGCTGCCAAATCGCACCGTCTCTGCAAAAATATAAAGTTGCCCATCACTGACTTCTTCGATGTGCACCGTCCCTGGTACCAAGCGAACGTCTTCTTCCACTAACAATTCCAGTTGTGTGCGCGCGTCGGCTTTTTTCGCGGGGCTGCGTTCAGCAATTAAGTGGATCGCAACGTTGCTTTCAATGATGGCGTGTTTAATATCCTGGGCTATCACAGCTCGGTCTTGGATCAATACAGGGTTACGACCGGCATCAAGCACCACATCGCCGTTTTCAATGAGCATGTCTTGATAGAGGTACTCCGCCATTAGCCTGCCGCCATTTCTAATTCACTGGCCATGTCCTGTGGACTGCTCATGTAGGTTGGATAAATCGCCACGCCACCGTAATTGGTTGAACTGGTTTGGTAGCTGGCAATGTTCTTGGCCGCGCCACCTGGTTGAACTTGTGCGTAAGGTGTTGCGCTTTTCACAGCCTTAGAACTCACAGGCGCGGTGTCATCATCACTTCCGAAACCTGGTAGCCAATCGACGAGCCCTTTTAGGCTTTCCCAAATGCTCGCTAATTTATCGGTGAACCAACTAAACACACTGCCAAAGATATTTCGCATCGAGTCGGCCATTTGCCCAATAAAGGCAAAGCCACTGGTATCAGTAAAGCCGCTCATCACCCATTGCCAACCTGCAGACAGGAATTGAAACAGGGTTTGAAATGGTAACGTCAAGAGCTCTAACGCCCCCGAAATTACGGTAAACCACCCAGTATCTGCCATTTCTACTTTCAGCATCTGCCAACCGAAGACTAAGCTTTTAAATCCGTTGCTTAACGAATCCACCATCTGACCAATAAACGTAAAACCACTGGTATCGATAAAGCCACTCATCACCCATTGCCAACCGGCTTTGATAAACTCAAACAGGGTTCTAAATGGCAGCGTAACTAACGCGATTGCGCCCTCTAACACTTGAAACCAGGTTGTATCACCAAACGACGCTTTCAGGTCGGCCCAGTAATAAATCAGAGCCCCAACCGCTGCAATGGCGGCCACAACACCGGCAGCAATTAAGAAAATAGGGTTAGCCAGTAACGCCACCGATAGTTTCAAGAATGCCCACGTAGCGCCCATCACCCCTTTTGATAATCCCCACATCGCCACCGTGACGGTTTTGGTCACGCCTACACCTAAGGTCATCGTTGCCCAAGCCACTTTTAAAGCGCCAGATATCATGGTCAACAGGCCACCGGCAGCCACCAAGCCCAAAAGAGCTACGCCAGCAAAGCCAATGTATTTGGTGAGATTTGGGAACATCTGTGTCCATTCGATGATTTCCATCGCGCCATCAGACAAACTTGAAACCACAGGTAAAAGCGCAGGCAACAACGCGGCGCCAAAGGCCGTTCGCACTGCAAACACGCCCTGCTCTAGCCGTTCCCATTGGTCGGTCATGGCGCCAGCCATTTGTTCGGCGACATCCAAACCCTTAACTTGACCAAGTTCAGAAATGGAGTTGGCAAGACCATCCGTGTTTTGCATCAGTAGCTGGATCATGGCCGACGCTTCTTTGGTACCAAACGCTTTGCTCAGTTCAGCCGCTTCTGCCACCGAAATCGTGTCACCGTAACGGCCTTTAATTTGGTTAAGAATGTCGACAATAGGCAGCATCTGCCCTTGAGCATTAGTGAACTGCATGTTCAATGCTTCTTGGGCTTTTGCGGTACCGGCTAGGAACGAACGGTATTTTGTGCCTGCTTCGCTGCCACTCATCGTGGCTTGCAACGTACCGAGAATTGCCATTTGCTCGGTCATGCCGACACCAACAGAGGTCGCCGCCGCTCCAACTGAGGTAAACGCAGAAGACATACCAGCGCCAGTCGTTTTGAACATCTGCACAGCTCTGGCCGTTTGACCACCTAGTGTGTTCACCCAATCCGCTTTGCCCATTTCATTGGCCGAGTTTTGAAAAATGCCATACATGGTCCCAACGTAATTGGTGATAGTTCCAGTATCCGCTTTCGTTGCAGCCGCGAGCACACCCGACGCTCTCGTAAACTCAGACAGCTCATTACCTCCTAATCCAGCGATCGCGGATTGGATATCATAAGAAGCGGCCACAAACTCCGTGGCTGACTTGCCATAATCCACAGAGAATTTCATTGCCGTTTGAGCAAGGGTTTTGAGTTGATCATCAGCAACGCCAAGTGATTTGACTTCACCGAGCTTTCTATCCATTTCAATGGCTGGCATTAACGCTTGTTGCAGGGCAAAACCTGCGCCTACCATGCCAGCAGCACCCGAAACCATCGTTTGAGTACCTTGCTTGTAGGTATTCGTGACATCGGATATTTGGCGCTGAATGTTGCCCAGAGGTTTTGATATCTGGTCAATCAATCCAACTTGAAATCTGAGCGCTTCAGGTAACATCAACCACTCTCTTTATGCTGATTAGAATTAGGCGCCAAAGGCTTTGGCCACCCCACTTGCAGTAACGGCTTGCATGTTTTCCCAATGGTTCTTCTCTAACCAAATCGCATAGGCAAGATTTTGGTCAGTATCAGGGGCATCGGGTAACCACTTACGCCGCCACGCATACATCTTTTGCCTGTCACTGCCATCAATGGCCGCGACAAGCGCATCTATTTTTTTACGGAGATAACAAGCTTCGGCGTGTACTCTTTAAGAACCGCACCATAAATTTGCATTGCTGCACCTGCGTTCTCATTCGTCATCTCACGCAGTGCGTCTTTTGAACCTTCACTCACACAGCTCATCAAAAAGTTGTGTGCTGCCGCGCTTGCATCACCCGAAAGGATGGTATTTTGCGCTTCGTCGTATTCTGCCGGTGTTGGGTTGAATTCAAGGTCGGTTGTGCCAACGGTTAAAACAATGGATTTTGTCATGCTGCTTCTCGCTTTAGTGATTCATAAATTCGGGTGAGTCCGGTTTCAAGTTGACGCTCAAGGCGCTCAAAACCATCCTTCACTTCTTCTTTGGTGGCGTAGCTCTCCGCCACATGGGTTTTATAATCAGCAAGCTCTTTCGAAAGAGAAAACAGCTTGCTAATCAATGCACCGATCAACATCACCAACAAGGTGGCAAGGGCGACCAGCGCAGATAACCAAGTCGGGTCCATCTAGCCCCCTAGCGGTTTTAACTGTTTGCTTTTATCAGAACTCCCTTTGCTGCTACCCAACCAAAAAGCAACACCAGTACCAAAAGCACCCAGAACAGTACCCGCGATCATAATGAGCACTTGGGCGTAGCTTTCAGATGGTTCACCAAAAAACAAAGCGGTGAACATTCCAGAAACCATCAAGGCTAAAATCAGCACCAAAGCGCTAGGCATCCAATGGTCCTTATGCTCTTCCCGAGCGTGTTGGGTATCAACCAATTCAGCGCGTTTTTCTTCAAGAGCTAATCGCCCCTCTTCAATCGCTAGCCGTTTAAATTCTTGCGCGTTTTCAAGTTCTAACTTTTTGATTTCCAATAACGCATCTGGGTTATTGATGAGTGCCTGTTCAATGGCTTCTGGACTGCTGTCCACTCCAAGTGCACTAGCGACCATTCCCGCAACCGCGCTCCCTGCTGGGCCACCGATAACAGTGCCAATAAGTGGCGCTGCGCTACCAAGTAGTGATTTAATTTTGTCCCACATGATTTAATCCTTAACGATGGTGAGTTTGGCTGGTTTGCCGTTCAACTCTGCCATCAACACTTTGAAAGCGTGACCAGAATTCACAACGGCCCATTCATTTCCAACGAAACCAAAATCGACACCGGGTGCTAAACACCCCTGCAGATCACTCGGTTTATTGGCCTTATGGATCAGCACATGAGTTCGAAGGCTTGGCCCGCTGCGGGTGACGCCTAACATTGGCTCTTCTACTGCATAACAGTGGCCAAAGCGTGGCGATTGATGCGGCAAAAGGTCGTAAGTGCCCTCAACAATGCAAGATTCACTAGGCTTGTTGTTGAGCATTGGTCGTTCAACCACGCAACAGACTTTGGAACCATCAGGGCGATAGAGGTACGAATAGGTGCCATGTTCAAAGTAACGGCGTTTCATCAAATAGTGTTTCATCGTTTCATTCGCTCCAATTCGCTTTGGCATTGAGTGCAGTATTGGCACCCTGATATGTGTTGGCGGCGAGCTTCTGGTATTGGGTCGCCGCACTCACCGCATTCCTGTGCGCTTTCCCTCTGGTTAACGTGCTTAGCCCTTGCCAACTGGTTGGTAAGTGCCACTTCGGTGAATTGGGTTTCAAAGCCACTGGCTTGATCAATAACATCAGACATTTCAATCCCTACTTACTCAGTAAACGTTACTGAACTAAATCTTCGGTTTCATCTGGGCGCAAATATGGAACGCCATTGATTTTCACAAAGTCTGGACTGGTCACTTCGAACGGCAACTTATGAACTAATGCACTGCCACCATTGGAATCCGCATCGAGTAAGTCAGAGATTTTCAGACGACAACCAAAAGCTTCAATCTTCAATTCGTCTTTATCAATTTTGCCGTAGAACAAGGCATCAAAATCCGGCATACCGCGCCAAGAGCCGGCGCTTTTGGCGGCTTTGCCTAATCGGTTAAATTGCTGCGTGGTCAGTTCCATTTCACCACTGGCGGCCACATCACCATCGACATAGCCGTCAGGTACACCATTGGTTTTGTTGACGGCAGAATTGTCTTCAATCGACAGCGTGACCTTTTGCGCGGTGAGCTTGTAATCACCCATTGAAAAGTGCATGTTCTTGCCAGAAATACGCATGCTCATTGTTAAGCCTCCGCGTCTGCAGGGTTAGAGAGATCAAGCCCAATGTTCACAACAATGTGTTTCGGGCAGTTGTGTGGCGTGACCATCAAACCAATCACGACTTTTGTTTTGCTTTGCCACGTGATGGTGACGTCTTGATCGCTCGGTGGCATGATTTCACCTGGGAACGGAATGCCACCAATCTCCGTGGTCTTCGACATATCGCGCATGTCTTTGCTGAAGTAAGTGCGGTTAAGTTCGATACTCGGTGGCGTTGAATTCAGAATGCGGTCAGCAATACGGCGGATCGCTTTGATGCGAACGCGGCGATTCAGTTTGTGAACCGGACGAACGTATTCGAGATATTGATAGTCCCCGCCCTTCGCTTCCAACGTAGTCGCGTCTGTCCAATACACCCCTTCCATGTCGGCATACCATTGTGGCAATGAATAACGAGCATCGGCTAACACTGCGATGGTGCTCATTTCCAGTGGTTTACCTGCGCTATCAATAGGCATTTCACCAAGCCCCAACACGCTGCCCGTAGCTACTCGCATTGGACTGTCGGCGACGGTCACCGCTCGATCGCACAAGCGCCCACCCAATACACCAATGTTATTGCCATTGAGCATCGGCACAGGCGTCACCATATTGGCCGACACATCTTTCACTAACGCCAATAGACTGGTTTCGTATTTAGCCCAAGTTTGCTTGCTCTTATCGATGCCAGGACACGCCGCTAAGAAGAACACCCAACGGCCAAGCTTGCTGGTGAGCTCAGTCGCTTTACTTTGCATCGCTTGAAAATCTGCTTTGCTGGTCACGATGTCCACCACACAAACCCCTTCAAACGAATCCGTGCGATTGGCAATATCAACCGCTTCCTGCCACGTTTTACCTTCAGCGAGACCAAACACGGCGCCCGTCCAGTTCTGTTTGCCATTGAGCTGCGCCGCTTTGAGGTTAGCGCCCAGCACGTCATCGGCTACGACATCATCAAGGTTGGTCATGTTATTCACACGCGTGACTTTGCCTTGCAGTTCAGCTTTATCGGTGCGCCCGATATAAAGCAGGTGGCGTTCAATTTCTGGGATCCCGCCTTGCCCTAAATTGAGGTTGTTTACCTCTACCTTTCCGGTTGCCATTGGTTATTTCCTCGCTTATTTTCGCTTTCTGGCCTGCTCAAAAATGGTGATGAGTTGGCGGGTGACTTCGCGTTCTTTACTGCCTAATATCTGGCGCTCTTTTAAGGGGATATCCCAAGCCGACACACTCGGTTGATTGCTCAACTCACGAATGATTTGTCCTGCTTGCCCGTGGGTTACGGTGGCCATCAATAACTTGAGCGTGGGTTTCTTCCTTCCCTTACCACTCTTACGCGAGACCGTGTAACCCAGCTCCCTCAGTTTTCTCGCTTGCCCTTTTGAACAAGGCGCTGAATAGTTTGGCTTTCCCCACCGCTTTTGCATTTGGCGCTTGGTCATTTTTTGTTTTTGACCAAGGTGATGCCTGGCGGCAATTTTTGCGGTGAGCGGATTGCTCCAAGTTAGGTCGAGCGTATTGGCGTTTCTCACATAAGGGGTTAAACCCTTGGCCATACGTCGCATGACTTTTCCGCGCTTATTCCGTTTCTTCGGTGCTAAGGCTTGGCCGTGAATGTCTTTCTGTTGCTGAATACGCTTTCGAGTCTTGCCTTTTTCCCAGCGCCCTAAGGTTTTCAATATCCATACACGCTTTCTGGGTGGAAGCGCTAACATGGCAAGCTTTTCTTGCAAGTTGAGCACATCCCTTTGATTGACATTAACTGTCGGCTTCATTCACCAACTCCGCTTCTTCGGCGGTATAAATCTCAACGGCTTGAACTCGGTATCGAGTCCCGCGCCAAGTGATCATTCCTGCTTCATCAGGTACCAGTTCTATCGGCTCCATCAGTTCAAGTTCAATACTCACATCGGCCGCTTCGCTGCTGATCACATCCACTGATAAAGTCGGGTCTTCAAGCTCTTGCTCGTTACGCTCTTCTTCATGGTCACTTAGCCAGCAAGCAATCAGAGCCAGCAAACAGCGTGGGTCTAGTAATTGGTGAGGAAACTCCTCAACCGAGATCACCGCGTTGTATTTCCAGAAACAGGCTATATACCCACCATTCCCACGGTCTTCACCACTAGGCACTATCGAGCCGTTTTCTTGCCACGCATCAATCTTGTTATCGAGCACATTGCTATTGAGGTGACTAACGATGTAACCCGTTAAATGCTCAAGCTTGGTTTTGTTGTAAACCGTGTCGCTCATATCGAATCAATGCCATTGGCACTGCGCCCGAGCAATTGAGAAACATCTTTATTACTTTGAGCTAGGAAACGTGCCGCCTGTTGTGGCTCATCTATCGCCACGTTGTCCCCTTCTTTACGCCTGTCTTGCGTCGCAAACTCGGGTAACAATTCAGAGTGAGCTCGGCCATACACCGCACGTTTGTACAATGTGGTTTTGGCGATGTTCATTGATGGCGGAGTATCATCAACCAACAAGCGATCTAACTTCTCTTGAATATTCAGCGCAGCAATCGTGATGGCCGCTGCAATAGAGTCGTTGTCAAACGTATGCGGAATACGGCGTAATTGGCGAAACTCATCGGTCGATAAGTTTGGCCAACCTTCACCAGGTATGGCTTGGTCACTCGTTTTATCCATTTTTCCGCCAAAGCTCATGATTCAACCTTTTTGCTACTGCAGTTAATTAGGGCGCCTCTAGCCACTGAGTCGACGGAATAAGCAGGGTGATGAATCACTTGCTCTTCCTCGTCAGTCGAGGCGCGGTGGCATAGGAGCTGTTTTAAGCTAGAGGTTGTCGCCACTCTCTAACGCTCGGATACGTTGGTCGATGTTATCGATCATGGTGCTGACACCAATCGCACTGTATTGCTCATGCGCGTTTTGAAGATGAGTTCGCGCTTTCTGTAACGTCGCCACATCTCCGACAGAGGCCGCATGAGGCTTACCTTCATCGTTACGCAGTAGATACAGGCCCGCGAACTTCAACCATTTGGCCGTGGGCTTTTCGTTGATGCTCCAGTCGTCGGTGACCTTCTCAAATACCTGGGAGAAGTAAGGCTCAATCGATTGACCTTTGTCTGCCATACGCTCTGACCAGGCCAAGACTTCATCCGCACAGAAGGTGGCAAAATCACGCTTGAATCGTTCTGGTGTATCTAGCCCGCGTTCAATAGCGATATCACACCACTTGATGGCGGTTTCTAGATCTTCGATATCAAAGAGCCAAATCACCATCTGAGTAAATAACGGGTTATCGAACTGCTCGTCACCGGCTAGGTAAGCTTCAATTGCTTCACGATATTTAGGGACCAAAATTTCACGTTTGTGGTTCACCTTTTCATCCTTACGATTGAAGGTTTTTAGCACCTTCAAATCACTTTCGAGTTCAGCTAAAAGCAGATGAAGGCTGTTAGGATTAGCAACAAACTGTTTTTCAGGTGCCGATTGCTTTTGCTGTTTTGCCAAAGCTTCTTGGCGCAACTTAGCTAATGGACTGGCCATGTCTTCCCCTTAACCTGCAGCTGGCACAATGACAGTGACTTCTTCAATCGCTGCAAATTTGTGGTAATTGCCCACCGCATAGCCTTCTTGGCGAAGATATGACGTTTCAAAGCGTTTACGGTCTTCTTCATTACGAGACTTACGCCACTGCGTTCCTTTTTGAGTCAGGATTTGCAGGTTGGTTAAGTTCGTTACCCAAATCATGTCTGGCGGGAAAAATGGCGGTGTATACACCGTTTTACCAGCAACTGTCTTAGCCAAGCTCTGCGCGGCTTTGTGCTCGGTGGGTACTTCAGCTGATTCCAATAAACGATGCTGCTCCGCGGCCACTAAGTTGCGGCCAATCAGAACCACTAAATCAGGGTCGCCTTGATGCACTTCATGGATAGTGGTGTTAATCAGATCGTTAACCAGTGAATCGAGGTTTCGATATGAACCTTCGGTTGCCCCTGTCGAATCCAATTTCACCGCAGGTAAGACTTGAGCCGGTGCCTTCTCTTTTGCGAGTTGTAGCCAGCCTTTGTTAACGTCTTCACCCATCGGGTTTGCTTTAGGATCCGTACTCTCACCCGCAATGGAGGTGCCATGGAAACCAATACGCAGCTTATCTAAGGCAAAATTACGCGTGATGGCGTTGTTCATCAGCTTCATCCACTGACCTTTACCACCCGAGTTCGCCCAGATTGTCATCGTAATCCAGTTGATATGAGCGCCTGAGTCCGTTTCAGTTAGCTCGTAGGTATTGCCGCTTTGGTCAAGAGAGCCCATGAAACGACCGTCTTTAACTCGACCGGTCAGCAAGCCACTGTCACCCACATCGATCACTTGACCCTTAATTTGGTCAACCGAGATATTCGAAATACGGTTTAAGAAAGAGTCAGATTCAACAATGGCTTGGCGAAGCTTCGTTTCCATCACCGGCGTGATGTTGAATTGCTTAGACGCATCTACAACGCCGCCCGCTTTTGCTACGGCTTGGCAATATTCATCTAAAAATTGAGTCGATACTGCATTGAGCATTTACACGACCTCCACAGTTGATTCGCCGCCGTTGCCTTCTTCACCAGGCTTTTGACCAGGGACTTCTTGCTTAAGCTTTGCGAACTGGGTTTCAAGGTTTTGTACTTGCTCGGCTACAGGAGCAAGCTGCTTCTCTAATTCACTAGAGAACTGCTCCAAAGAGAACGTTTGAACTTCACCTTCGGGTTTGGCTTCGGGTTCGTTAGGTGTTTGCGTTTGCAGGTTAAACTCTTGTTTGAGTTCATCCTTTAGCTCACCTTTCATAATGCCGAACTGCTCTTTCATCGCAGCTTTGAATTGTTCTTCGGTCACTTCTTCTTCCTCTGGTTCAGGATCAGGTTGTGGCTCTGGTTGTTCATCACCAGAATTGAAAAAGGCATTACACAAGGCAAAGAATCGGTCTGTTTTTGAGTAACACTCATCAAGGCTGATTTCTTCCAGTTGGCTGCAACTCAGCTCTGTGGTTTGACCTTCTTGTCGCGAAAACTGAAGTAATGAAACACCAGACGACGCCGGGGAATCGGTCACGGCTAATCCCATCAGGTAGCACTTTCCTTGCCCTTTATAGTCTGGGTTGGGTTCTATGGAGGTAAACAGCTTCTGCCCAAGCTTATTGGCTTCAAGTAAATATTGATTAGGTTCAAGTTTGGCAAACAAGCGCATTTTCCCATCCACTTCTTCAGCTTTTACGGAAAGCACTTTGCCCCAGTTACTTCCGTAACCTGCAAAGCGTTTGTGTTCAGGCCAAATCAAAGCGGTGTATTCACTCAAGGCGTAATTTTCTGCAATTTCAGTGAGCCATTCACGGGTGATCTTACGACCATCAACCGTCGGCCCTTCTGTTGCTACAATTTTCCAATCACTGGTTTTTGCCATTTGAGTTTTTTACCTAGTATTAATTTGTCAGTTAGGTGTTTCTGGCATTCACAATACGCCTTTGATTTACCCGTTTCAGCCACTTCAATTCCTACCAATTCGGATACAGGGCGTATCCGAACCTATCCGAATTTTGCTATGCAATTTAGGTTGTTACCTCGGCGTATGATTGGTCCATGGCATATTCTCCTGAAACACGACACGCGGCCCGTTCCCTTTATTTAAAGGCTTGGACGCCCAATGAAATCGCTTCCGAATTAGGTTTGAACAGCACCAGAATTATTTATCACTGGGCTGACAAATTTGGATGGCGTGATATGTTGCGCGAGCAAACGATTGATGAATCGATAGCGCGTAGAATTGAAACCTTGCTTGAGCTGGAAAACCCAACCAAAGGCCAGCTCGATATGCTTGATAGACTCATCAAGCACCACGTACAACTTAAAAAATTCCACGCTCAAACTCAGACAGTTGCTGAAAAACACTCATCTAACAAAACTGAACCTGTAGCTAAAACTAACGGTAAAAGCTCGCGTTCAAATAAGTCTGACGACAAGCAGAAAAAGAAGAGCAAAAAGAAGAACAACATTACTGAGCTATCCAAAGAGAACTTCGCGACCTGGCATGAATCACTCTTTGAATATCAGCACACGATGCGTAACAACCTGCACCAGCGTACGCGTAATATTCTTAAATCCCGTCAAATTGGCGCCACCTATTACTTCAGTGGTGAAGCGTTAGAAGATGCGATTTTGACCGGCGATAACCAGATATTCTTATCCGCGTCTCGCGCCCAGGCCGAAGTATTCAGAAGCTACATTATTGCGATTGGTGAAGAGTTTTTAGGTGTTGAATTGACGGGTAACCCGATCATTCTCTCTAACGGGGCTGAGCTCAGATTCTTATCCACCAACTCAAAAACCGCGCAAAGTTATCATGGCCATGTTTATGTGGATGAGTATTTCTGGATCCCGAAATTCGATGAGCTAAACAAACTCGCGTCAGCCATGGCTACTCATAAGAACTGGCGCAAAACCTACTTCTCGACCCCTTCCGCCAAAACACACCAGGCTTACACATTTTGGACCGGTGACCAATGGCGCAGAGGCCGTGATACTCGCACCAACATTGAGTTCCCTACCTTTGACGAATACCGAGATGGCGGCCGACTCTGCCCAGACAAGCAGTGGCGTTACATCGTCACAATTGAAGATGCGGCTGCAGGCGGCTGTGAGCTTTTTGATATTGATGAACTGCGCGACGAATACAGTAAAGACGATTTTGATAATCTGTTTATGTGTATTTTCGTTGATGGCGCCAGCTCCGTCTTCAAGTTTTCAGCGCTTGAAAAAGCCATGGTGGACATTAGCCGGTGGCAAGACTTCAAACCAAATGACAAAGACCCCTTCGATCGCCGTGAAGTTTGGCTGGGGTACGACCCCAGCCGAACTCGAGACAATGCTTGTTTAGTTGTCGTAGCACCGCCCATTGTTGCCGTTGAAAAATTCAGAGTACTTGAAAAGCACTACTGGCGAGGTTTGAACTTTCAGTACCAGGCGCAGCAAGTTTCAAAAGTGTTTGAGCGTTATAACGTGAGCTATTTGGGCATTGATACAACAGGCATTGGCGCGGGTGTCTATGACTTGATTAACAAGAAGCACCCACGAGAAACCGTGGCTATTCAATACAGTAATGAGAGTAAGAACCGCTTGGTGATGAAGATGATAGATGTGGTCGAAGCCAACCGCATTCAGTTTGATGCTGAACACAAAGACATCGCCATGGCATTCATGGCCATCAAGCGAGCGACCACCAACAGCGGCAACAACATGACCTTCAAAGCAGAGCGCAGCGAGTTAACCGGGCATGCCGATGCATTTTGGGCGATTTCCCATGCCTGCATTAATGAACCGCTCGATCACTCTGAAAAACGTAAATCAACTTGGCAGATGTAAATCAATGACTGAACAGATAACAGAAATAATCACGAAAGAATCCGCTAATGATGAAAGCTTGATGTTTAGCTTTGGTGAGCCAGAAATCATGGACCGTGATTTCACCAACTACGAATACAACGAGCTTTACTACAACGAAGACGGGAACTACTGGGAACCGCCACTCGATAGAGCTGGCTTAAATAAACTGACTCGGGCTAACGCTTATCACGGTTCTATCTTAATGGCTCGCCGTAACATGATTGCGGGCCGTTACACCCAAGGTGGAATGCAGAAGCAGCAAATGCAATCCGCCGTTCATGACTTCTTAGAATTTGGTGACACTGCCCTGCTTAAGCTTCGTAACTACTTTGGCAAAGTCATTGGGCTATGGCCTATCCCTACTATGTATTTACGCAAACGTAAGAACGGTGATTTTGCTTTCCTAGAGCGAGACGACAAACAAAAGAGTTACAAGAAAGAAGACGTTATATTCATCAAACAATACGACCCAGTGCAGCAAGTCTACGGTGGACCGGATTACCTTGGTTGTGTTCAGTCCGCTTTGCTTAGCCAGGACTCCACCACGTTCCGCCGCCGGTACTATAAGAACGGTTTGCACATGGGTTTTATCTTCTATGCGACTGACCCGAACTTGAGTAAAGACGATGAAGAAGACCTAAAACAAAAGATGGCTTCAAGCCGCGGTGTGGGTAACTTCCGTTCAATGTTCATCAACATTCCAAACGGCAACGAAAAAGGAATTCAGTTGATACCCGTTGGCGACATTGCAACAAAAGATGAGTACGAGAAAATTAAGAACGTCACCGCACAAGAAGTGATCACCGGTCATCGCTTTCCTGTCGAACTGGCCGCAATTATTCCAAACGGTGGTACTCGTGGTGACCCGATTAAATTTGATTACGTTTACTGTAAAAACGAAGTGATACCCGCTTGCGAAATGTTCATGGATGCAGTGAACAGCGACCCAGAAGTACCAGAACACCTGCATTTGACCTTCAATTTGGACAATGTCGCGGCCTAAGTAGCATGATGTTTTTTGCAATTACGTTTTTGACTGCAATTTACGCTCAGCCCGTTCTTCATAAGGGCTGAGAAACAACTCAAACGATCGTCACAAAACACAAACGATCATTAAAAAATCGACCTAAAACACAAAAATACATATATTTCAGATAGTTAGAAAAACCAACCAGATCAACACTGATCGTCAGAATTTCAATTCCTTTCAATTTTTTGCACTCTTCGCAATTTTATTAGGCACTCTTTAAGCCATTCTGAGCACGACTAACTTAATGCAAACCCCGTTATTCCTAAAGGGCTAGCGGCTTGTTAGCCTTCCATAGCGGCGGCAGAATTTCACTGAAATAGAATTGCGAAAAAATGAGATCGAAAACGCTTCAGGTGGGGAGGAGGAGTGCGTTTTCCGTGGGTTGGGCGTGCTTTAGGTGGGGGCTTTGAGACAGGCGTAAAAAACCACCAAGACGGTGGTTTCAAGGTAGAATGAATCTAACTTTATGGTTTTACTCTTGAATAAGAGTCCTTGAATGTATAATTGGAGTACGTATAGGTTAACGTAAGGCTATCATCATGTACATCATAGGCAACATACCCTCCCCAAGATGAAATGTCCCACGTAGCTATCTTTTCTCCCGTTCCAAAGTCTATTATCTCGCCAGTTCCCGTTGAGTCATCAAGATAGAACTCTTGGTTATTTACAGCGGTAATTTTTTGCAGAGGTGTTGATTTAAACTTGTAAACTTTGGTTGGATCTAATGGTTCGTACCACTCTTCCATGATTACATAATCACCAATTTGAACCAAGTCAAACTCACAATTAGGTAAAAAACTTATGATTTCTTTACCAATAGCCCCATCTATTTCAAAATCTCTTTCCCAGCTACTAACTAATTCATTCGGAATTGAAACCCCCGGCAAACAAGTATACATATCTGAACTCTCTATTTTTCCATTGAAAGTTTTATGAATGACGGCCGCTTCTTTCTCTGTTGCAAAAACAGATAAGGAAGTAGTAACTAGCAAACACAATATTGACTTTTTCATTAAATACTCTCCAAAGTTTAAAATTTAATAGAAAATGATAAATTTATAAAACACCTATAGATATGAAGCCAGACGCTATTTATTACATCGGCACCTTATGAAATTGAATACAGGGTATTCATTAATAATGAATCACCTAATGTCTCCATAATATCTTGGAGACATTTTCAACTTAGACAACATTGATAATTGATAGATCTGGTAACTTAATGTGCATTTTATCGAAACAGATTGTATAACCATCCAAGAAGTAATCGCTAAACTGATATTCAGTTCCATCCTCTGGGTCCACCACATAAATATCATTCGAAACTTTAAAGACTAATACCCAGTGGAGAAACCCATTGGCACAGATAAGAACAATTGAAACGCCCGTTTCAAAATGTTCTAATGAATAATCACTTATTTTGAACCGATTAGTTCGTAGGCCGTGCTCTGAAAGGTACGATTGAAGCTGTCCAATTTTAGTTCTAAGGTCTTCATTTGGATCTTGTAATTGTTTTCCAGCCAATTTTGGAAATAAGAACTTGATACAAGAACTATATTGTTCATTTGCCGAATCTTCATTTAGGCTTGACAACATAGCAACACATGCAATACCACAACTAAAAGTATGCTTTTGTTTAAATATTCGCAGAATCATAATTTGATCGTCTAATGCATAAAACTCTATTAAGGTGTGAAAATCGCAATACCAAAACCACCTTAATCACTTAAAATAACACATAGTAAAAAGACCACTCATGACGGATCACCCCTAACCCATTTGTTACACCACTTATTTGTTTGTAACTTTAGTAGTGGCAACCGCTACGCCAAGCCCTAAAACAAAGCCACCTAATAATTTTAATAATGTTGGGTTCTCAGAACAGGCAGCAACTAGCCCCGCACCCGCGGTTCCTCCAGCTAAGCCGTTAACTACCTGTTCGGATGTAACTTTTGCACCAGATGCCCATTTTATGAAATGTTCACAGTTATTACTTATAACTGAATACTTCCAAATACCTATTTGCTCTCGGGCTTTTTCAAGCATGTCTTCTACTGAAATTACAGGAGTGGCATCACTAACAACTGTCTTATGACCTTTCGTAACTACATCCCAAGGCTCTTCGTCAACTGTTTCATTGCGCTGTGTTGCTGAGATAAGCATGTACTTACCCTGATCACAAATATTATCAGTAACAATTGACCAGTGCTCATAAAAACCAAAGTCTGTTGCAATGATATCTCCCGGCTTGACGTTTATATAATTCATATAGTTCCCTTATTTATTATCACTTTCTCTTATATGGGAACAAAAATCACAAAATCAACTGGTTGCATAAAAAGACATAACAATCCGCGGATTCAACCGAAAAATTTTGCATAAATACAGAATTTTTCTGCATAGTCCGACAGTTGTGGCTCATCTAGGTAAGCACGCCCTCGAGAAAAACAAAAAGACATCCTCAAACCCTGAGAACTGTATAAATCCTCACCATAATTTAGTACTATGAGCCTATCATTTGGATAGGTTCATGGTGTCATATGAGAGTAGTTTGCACGGAGTGTGGCGAGAAAGCCCGCATACAAAAATCAAACCGTATTTCAGCGAGTTATAGCGATTTATATTGTAGTTGTAGTGACCCCGAATGCGGCCATTCTTTCGTGATGAACCTAACCTTCAGCCATACTCTTAGCCCATCGGCCAAAACGACTTCTCAGTTAGCTTTTGAAATGGTTAAAGCTCTTGCACCCGATCAGCGCCAAGAGCTTAAACAACAACTCTCATTCCTCTAAAGATTAAACGCTGGACTATCTTCCTTATCGACCATCTCAATTAGCTGCTTAATTGTGGCTAACTTTTCTGGCTTCAGTTCTTCTCTTTGGTCTGCAACCAATAAACTCATCAAATAAATACCTATATCAGCTCTGCTTTCACCTTCAGTGCTGAGTGCTACAGCATCTATAATGAACCCCATCGCTTGTAGGAATATGTCCTGTTGTTTTAATGACATAGCTCTACTCCAAACCAAAAGACTGTATGAATATACAGTACTTTTATAAATATTCATACAGTGTTTTTATGAAGCGAGATTCACCCCTCATTCTGATAACTAATCTGAGCTTCATATCAGCGGCCATTCAGCGGTTTCAGGAAAGAACGACAAATTAGGCTGTTCATATTCATAGTCGTCATCTTCTCCAGCTAAAGGTCCAGGCTGTTTTGCCTTGAAATCATCTAACCAGCTTAAATCTGGCTTGGGTCGGTACTCTTCAACAAGCTGGGCTGGGCGAACCGTACCGCATGGTAGGTGCTCCGCAGGGCGGATTCTTATACTGGTTTCATCATCTATTCGAATTGAACAGCCTTGTTGCAGCGCGATTAAGGCTGAACTGTCAATATTTGGCGGTAAACCACCACCTACTGAGTAAGGTTCCAATAATCGCTTAAGCTGATCGCTGACCTGTACTTTCTGCGGTAGCGTACAGTTATTGACAGAACTCCGAGAGGAATCAGAGATTCCAGAAAGAGCAAGATCAAAAGCCCCCGCTTCAGCTTCATCGCTCTTTTCAGTCTTTGTCACTATCTGCCAGGTCTTAAGACGAGTCTTAACCAACTCACCTGCAGCAATAAAACCTTCTATCTTGCGAACGTCTTCGCCATGCGGAGAGGCAAACGGCAGCACTTCATAAGAGTTCGTGATCAGCAAATCCTCACGCTTAACGAACGGGCCACCCTGCCCCATGATGTAGCCTTGCCAGTTGCCATGGTCGGCCGCTTTCATTGTTCCTGCGACATTCACTTGATCTGTATCAGCCCTCGCCTCGTAGTTCTCAGCAATCACAACCACTAACTCTGCATTCGTCATGACATGCGCAGGCTTAAAGGGACCAACCAAACGGTACATAGACATTAGATAGATAGAAGCCAGATCTTCACGCTCTTGCTTGAACACGTATTCCATGAAGGCTTTCTTGTTTTGGCTAGCTAGGCGGCGCAGTTCACGGTAAGTAGTAACCGGCGCCCCACCAAAGAATTGAAATTGACGAATACCCCAACGGCTCTTCCAGGCGTTGACGTTTTTGGCCATCGCTTGCACAGATTGCCCGGTCTCTTTCGAAACCTCTTCACCCATGGCATAGCCATCAATATTTTTAGAAATGTACTTAGCGATGTAGCCCGTTGCTGTGCCTTTTTCTGGGTCGATATACCCAAAGTCACAACGAGGCTGATAATTGAATGGGCCTTGAATAGATTGCTTCTTGGCTGCTCGCTTTTCGTTGCGATCGAAGAACGGGTAAAGTTCTTCTTTGTCTTCATCAACCGCATAGCGAATAAACACGTCACGCACCTTGGCCACATGCTCTGGCTTAACCCAAATCAGCAAATGCCAGTGCGGAGTACCATCATGATGTGGCTCAGCAACGCGAATACCAAACCAACGAATTTCATCACGGCCTAACTTGGCACGAATGCGCTGCCAAACCTTATTCAAATAGGTTTGTGCTTCACGTGGGCTCGCCCCGTTCCAGTGTGGAATGAAGCCGCCTTTCTTATAACTATTATGATATTTCGATGGTGTTGTCAGCGTTAAGAACAAACCTTGTAGGCCAAGTTCATTGCCGATATCTTCACAGCCACGACAACGAACCATTAACTCATGACGACGAATGGCAGGGTTCGACATGCTTTTCAACACCATGTCTTCCATTTCAACTTCTTCGCCAGTGGTCTCTTCTCTAAGTAGCTGACCCTGAATGAAATCCCAGTTCTTCTTTTGCTGAACTTTATGTTCTTGAATGCAATCCCATGAAGCATAAGGTGATGCCTTCGCCGATACTTGCCCCATAGCAATGGCTAAGTGTTCACGCATAATCTTGCGAATGCGCTTTAAGCGTCTAAACCACCACTTTTCACAACTCAACTTAGAGATAAACGACATGATATTTTCAGGCGTGATTTTCTTGTCATCACTTGGCGTTTTTACCCCAAAGCTACGCACCAAAGAAACGCACTGCTTATAAACCATTAATGCCGCTATGTTCTCACCGTTCTCGGTTTCACATTCAATTGTCTGAGTCAGTGCCGTTTGATAGCGAATCAAGATAGACACAATTTTAAATGCCATCTCTCGAAGTTCATCTTCAACTAGCTCGGCAATGATTTTGCTTCTAACAGGTTTACGATTTTTCTCGACTGGTTCGAAGTCGAAACAGGCTTGCTGGTTCGCTTGTTCAAAGTTGTTTTGCTGAGGCTTGCTATCATCGTCGACAGCATCACTCAGCAAAGCAACCTTAGAAGTAGTAGGAAGTTGTTTGTATTGCTCTAGCACCAACAAAACACGCCTATGCGCGGGTACCATTTTTTCACGAATGAAAGTGTTTGCGGCAAAGCGACCTTGCTTCTTAAAAATCGAAACATAACGATTTGCGAAGTACTTAGTTAGGTAATGAGGGAGTTCGGCAAAGTGCTCAGAAAGCCAGTCTTTGTCTGCAGGGTTTACTTCATATAACTTACGTTCAACAACAGAAAGGTTTTCAGGCTCACAATCGAACACCTGGCGAGAAGACAAAGCCAAGTTGTCTGGGATTGGGGTAACTGCTTGTTCACCACCAACCCATTCAAGGAAAGCTTCGTGTGATCGCTCTTGTTGCTGTTCATTAAATTCAATGCTGCTGATATCAACATCTTGATACCACGAAATAAGGCGTTCACCAGAAGTTTGAACCTTCTGCTGTGATCGCCTGCTTTTCTTGGATGCGTAGGTCGGTACCATCAACACTCATCCAAAAAGTCTACGGGGTTGCGTGTAATTTTCAATTGAACCTGGATAGACTCATCACCGGATAGCAAAGTACCTAACAGCACTTCATTATCTGGGTGATCACCTTGAAGCATTTCTATGATTAAGGTTTCGATATAGTCAGGTGCTTCAGCCGCCATTTTCAGAGCTTCACTCATAATGCTGCTAGCTCCTGCGTATCCATAATTATATGACCACCCGTATGGTTGCCTTTGATAATCACGCCTTTCAGAACGTGCTGGCATTTGAAAAGCTCGCAAGCCGTATCAATCGCTGGCTCTAGTGAATCAAAATCCCCAAGCAATACGTTCTTCACTTCATTGGTTTCATCATGGCGAACGACCCCACCACCGTTATTAAGTGCAACTGCTACATAATTCAGCATTAGCCCGCCTCCACTGTTGGGTAGCCGTGAATAGGCTCACAATCACGCCACCACATTTGCATAGTTGCGTTTTGGCTAGTGCTTTTGGTACAGGCAGAAACAAAGAAGAGCGCACGGATTGCACCTAAAGCTTGAAGTTCGGTAGACAAGTCATTCGCAGTGTTATAAACCACGACCCAGAAAACCCACCAAGCAGTGATAAAGTCCTCAAGACATAACCCTTGCTCAGTGCCATTCACGTTCACCAACATGGCACGAGTAGAATCAAGTTGAAGCATTACGCCTTGGCTTGAATCAACGCTATTGAATACACGAATGAACTGCTCAATTTTGCGAGAGGTAAAGCCTTCACAACGAAGGCCGTGTTCTAAATCTTTGCGGAAAACAGTGATAATACCCATGCCTACACCCCCACTGCCGATAAACAGAACTGCTCGAATTGATATAACGCTTCATCATCAAAGTGGCCTAAGTCACGGAGGCCAAGCATTTCAAGAAACAGATGGCGGTTACTCATATCTAAGTTCGCCCAATGGTGAAGCTGTGAAACTTGTTCAATCGAACCGTTGCGGTACCAGCTTGGAAATGAATAGCCAAAAAACACACGAGCTCGATCGCTTTCCATTGCTTCTTTGATATCGGCTAAGACTTCTTCTTGAGGGCGGTGGGTAGCGATAGGTTCTTGCTTCTTCGCGATAGCATCGAGCTGGATAAGAACTTGGTGTTGCTGCTCTTGATTGCTTGAATTAAAACGCTCTGCGATTTGGTTAAAAGACTGACTAAATAGATGTTCTTCAATATTACTCATCATCAATTCCTCAAATTTTGGATATAAAAAACCCTCCCTCTTAAAATCAAAGAGGAATAAAAGGTGTAGGCATAATGCCTAGTGGTTAGGTTTGCTTGGGTGTTACTGAGTTATGACCAGCGCGAAAGTACATCCTGTGCGTTGGCATCAATTCGGTTAATTTCCCGTGAAAGGCGCATTTGTTCAGCGCGGCAATCACTCGTGGAAAACTGAGCTTGTAACTCTTTGCGTCTTGAACGAAGTGGCTTTAGTTGGCGCTCGCCAAGTTCTCTTCGCGTGCGCTGTAATGCAGAAAGGCCACGTTCTTTTTGCTCACGGTTCAAAGACCAACAAGGCAAATCAGGGCATGGATTTTCTAGCGGTGGTACATCTAGGTTCGAATGTTCGACTGTTGCAACTGACATACTATTTTCCTCTAACTTAAGCCGGGAATAGCCGATCCATTGGCGACCAAATCCAAACTCATAGCTAAGAATGGGGAAACGCCTTTTGTGCGGCTTTCTATATCGTTGATAAGAAGCACAAGGTTGCTAATACCCGCTTGTGCCTTTTGGATAATGAGGTGTTTGTTGGTGCGACTAAGGCGATCTTGTCCTGCATGCTCTAAAGCCATACGAGACAAGTCACCAGAATGCATCGCGTTTTCCAATGCGCGCTTAATGAAGGTTTCTTCACTCGCATCATTGGGGATCTGTGCGGTCACCACACCGAGGCCAAGCAAAAGGCTATTAAGAATGGTGAAGTTGCCACTCGCCTTGGTGATCATCACAAGTTCTACACAGGTAAGTATGTGCGGCTGCTCTGGGTTGAGCTTGTTACGCAGCATTGTGGCATTCATATCCACGGCCTTTGCTAACCTGGTCATGTTCTCCGAGTTCGCAAATGCACAACACGCTTCGTTAAATGCCTTTTGTTTAGAGCCACGGAATTCGCACATTGAGTCAATTTCGTTCATAACCAATACTCAATTGAAGACAAACGGGACGAAAACGAAGCCCCAACCAAGAGCATTGAGCCATAAGGGGCAATACTCTTTGGTTGGAATTAGGGAAGATAAACGCATGACGGCCTACCCCAACTTTTCCATGGCTTCACGAGTCGCCATTTCCACTAAGGCGATCATGTTGATGAGAGGGGTTTCTTTACCTTTTGCTTTAGTTTTAATAGGTAAGCGGCCATCGGCTACCCAGTCCATGATGGTGCGTTTAGGCATTCCAGAGAACTGAGAGTATTGGTCATACGTCATGAAAGGCGTATTTAGGACTACTTGATATGAGAGCATAGTGATATCCTGTCAGGTAATTAAATGTACACATAAGTAGTCAGAAGTTGCAGCTCGCTGACTACGCTTTAGCAAACATTATTGATCGCTTATGCCAACTAATCAAGAAGAGTTATCCGCTTTCTCGTATTTAAGTGGGAAGGAATTTGTTCAAAGATTGATCGAAGTAACAGAATCGAAGAGTCAGAGAGTACTTTCTGAAAAGCTAGGAGTTCCAACTTCAACTATTTCTACGTGGGTAAAGCGTGGATTAACACCTCATGAGATCGCAGTAAGAGCTCATTTGCATACAGGTGTTTCGTTGAAGTGGCTTTTATTGGGAGAAGGTGAGGCGTTTCCGAACAGAAGTTCGCAAATGCACGAATCAAAAAGGCTGGAAACGAAATATCTGTTCGACATAGACTCTTTCAAAGTTCTCAATGGCGAATTAACAGAATTAAAAACACTAACTTTTGATAAATCACTGCTTGATGAGGTTTCAGTAACCAATGCAATGGCTATTCGCGAAGGCGAGTTCACATCAATCATTGATAAAGAAGTCCACCAAGCAGTTAGCGGCACGTACCTAGTCGATATGGACGGCCTACTCTCACTAAACGATATTCAGCGCCTACCTGGTAAGAAACTAGCGATCAGCTTTAATGGTTCGACTCTCACAGTCGAAGAAGATGAAGTGAGAGTTGTGGGTAGAGTTGCTTTAGTGATGGAGAAGAAGTAGGTGCATGAAAATGTAACATTCAATAAAGCAGGTCATATTTTGCGCCTAAAAACTTTGGTCGACTCGCTAATCACTACAACCAGCTACGCTCGTTCACCGGAAGTAAAGACCTGGGTACTCAACCGTGCTGACGGGTTCTGTGAATGTTGTAAAAAGCCAGCTCCCTTTGAAACTGAAGAAGGTAAACCTTTCTTAGAAGTTCACCATATTTTACCGCTAATAAATGGTGGCGCTGATACTTTAGAAAACTGTGCTAGTATCTGCTCAAATTGGTATAGGTTGCTTCACTTTAGGGTTAGTAGTGAACATTCAACAGAAAAGTTAATTCAAGCTATCAACAGAAAAGAACATGACAAACAGAACTAATAAATTAACAGATCAGATCCTAGATAATCCAATTAATACAATGAAATGGATTTTCCTCGCCTTATTGCTGTTAATTGTCAGTATTACTGGCTTTTGGGACTTTTTCAGTTCACTGCCCTATCTGTCAGAGCTTACATTTGGGTTATATGACAAAGATTTTTGGGAGAACTTCTTAGTCGAAGCACATGGCTTTCTTCTGGATTTCATAATTTTTGGCGTGCTTGTATTTGGCTTAGATCACATTAGGGTGAAACGAGAGAAAGAAATACAAAAACAAGAAGCTAATAAGCTCGCAATTGACAAACTAGAGAAAAGAAAAAAAGATGAAATTGAGCGCATGCACGAAGAAGTATCCGACTATGCAGACCTAGATCTACCTGAAGTTAACCGAAAGAAGTTTGGCCATATAAAGCGATTACAACGTTATGGCGTTAAAACCCTCGATGTAACGCAATTAACACTTAACGGCTGCAACGTTAAAAACATTACATTTGAAGCTAACTCAAGGCTAATAGGTTTTTTACTTCAAAATGGATTTATGACTAATATAGTATTCAATAATGTCAAAATGCGCTCATCTAACTTTAATGGTAGTAGATTGACTTCTTGCGCTTGGAATGAGTGTGACATTACCAAACTGGTTGTAAAAGACACTATCAGCGCAAAAGGTTCTAAGTTTCTTAGATGTAATATGACCGGGGCTGACTTAAGAAGCGCTAACCTCACTGGAGCTGATTTCACAGGTTCACTACTAAAGGACGTAAAATTTGAGGGAGCTATACTTGACAGAGCTGACTTCAGAAATACTCAGGACTTAGATTTAAAACAACTAAGTAAAGCAAAGACGCTAAATTATTTAAAGATGGATGATAACCAGTTAGAGGAATTAAAGGCATTAACTCCTAATATGAAAATTGCCAAAAAGATGAAACAAGCAGCTTAGCAACAGCAGGCCATGGGGGAATCGAACCCCCGCCCCTACTTTAGAAGTAGACACTGAACCATCCTGGCTTCCGCTATGTACGGATTATATCAAACCAATCAACTCACTTGCAATTGCTATTCATGATATTGACTTACAGAATTAGGTTTTTATCTTCAAAAACCATTTAGCAAACATTTAGCCCCTAATGACTTTAATATCAACAACATAACCCTGCCCTTGGCATTTCTAATAATGTACTAATTCGTGTACAATCGTGACTCATCATATCATTTAATAATATTGTCATGTCTGAGCAAATAAAAAAAATATCAAAAATCAAAACAAATAAACAGACTAATTTCATTCAAGAAATCAGGTACCCATTCTACAAAAAGTTACAGCCTGACAGTGTTGTAAAGTTCGACTCTCATTTTACAGCCTTAGTTGGACCTAATGGTTCTGGTAAATCCTCTGTATTGACTTCCTTATATGGTGCAGTTAGGGGTAACAATTTAAGTATGTTCTGGTTTTCAACTGAGTTAGACCCAATCCTCAGTAGTGTTGATGGAGGTCCTCCTCGCTTTATATATAAATATATTCCAGAGGGTATGACAAAACAGGTAGAGGTTATTAAATTACGCGTACGCGCTGCAAGAACAGGTAAGCGAGAGGATCCGGATTATTGGGAAACAGCTAGACCAAGACAATCAGACGGAATGGTGAAGCTATCGAAAGTTATAGGGCCAGATGAGGCCGAACATAGAAGTCAGTACCGTTGGAAAGCTGTAGCCAAGAAAGTAATCATCATAGATTTCAGAAAAGAACTGAGTGCTTTTGACACATCGTTTTATTTTAACGATATAAAAAGCAACCCACACTACCATACAGTCCAAGATTTCTTGAGAGATCGCTCAAAGGCTCTAAGTAAAAAACTAGAAAACCCTAGCTCTTTACCTACTAGTTGGCACAGCCAAATGGTCGGAGAGTTAAAGCCCTTATCAAACGATAAACTTGCATGGTGTAATAGGATCCTTGGGAAGAACTACATTTCAGCTAAGAGGGTTCAACACTCCCTATTTGGTAACATTGGATATTCTATAATCTTTGAAGAGCATGGGCACAAATATAGTGAAGCTGTTGCTGGTAGTGGTGAGGTTGCTGTCGTAAATACCGTCTGTAGTATCCTTGAGGCCCCAGAGAATGCACTCATCCTTCTTGATGAGCCTGAAGTTTCTTTGCATCCAGGAGCTCAAAATGAACTTCGTAATTTATTGTTTGAAATGATTCTCGAGAAACGAGCTCAAGTTGTAATTTCTACACACTCTGAACATTTCTTAAAAGGTTTACCTGCGTCATCTATAAAAATGTTCAACCAAAACCCGAGTAATGGACTTTTCCAGATCTCTAACAAAATCACTCCAGATCAAGCTTTCAGTCGGTTAGGTGGGAGGAATGACACAGAATCTACTATTTATGTCGAAGATGAATTAGCTCAAGCAATCATAACAGAAGCAATTCGAGATATAGATCCAACTGTGCTTAACAACTATCGGATACGCCCTTATCCTGGTGGAGCCGATACGATAAAAAAACATCTACCAGTACACTTTGCTATAACAGATGATAGTAGTAAGGATATCGTTATTCTAGACGGGGATAAAAGGGCTTCAGTACACAAGAAATACAAAGCAAGATATAAAAAACAGCTAAATGATGGAGTACTTGTCGAAAAGAAATTTAGTTCCGATATACCTGAGGCTGAATTAAGGTGTATAAATGAAATATTGAGTAAGCAAACTGGTATTAACGGCAGCACATACATCATACCTCTTGATGATGGTGATGCTCCTGAAGATAAAGCGAAACAACAAAAACTAAACTCTAAGCTTCGTATTCTCGATAAATATCATGAAAAGTTTCACTTCATGAATACAAACACTCCTGAAGAACTTGTTTGGCTAGTCGCAAAGGGTAGGTTACCTGATATTTATCAAGAACTTCACTTAACAGGCGATTACAAAACTCGATTTGAAAGTGCAAGTATTGATATGTATGGCGAAAATGAAACTAACTCAGACACTATATTAAGCTTACAAAAAGCTTTCTTAAAGGCCAGAAATAATCAACACTCTCTTTGGATTGAGTTATTAGAAGACATTAGGCAATATCTAGACTTACAATAGTAATCATTAGCCTCACTATTTAGTGAGGCTACCAATTATATTATTTATCAGAAGCTTACCTAACAAAGGTGGAACCGCATTACCAATTTGTCGAGCCTTTTCAGTCGAACTACCATAAAAATCGAAGCTATCGGGAAAGGATTGTAGCCTTGCTGCATGTCTGATTGTCATTCCATGGTCCAACCATGGATGCACAAAACGGCCTTTAGAAGGGTTATTACAACCAGTCGTAATCGTATTACTTGGCAAGTGAATCAAGATTCGGCCATATACATCTTTATGGCCTTTATATTCACCCGAATGACATTTTAGCCGGTGTTTCTCACCTGCATCTTCACGGCTGCCATTTAATGGTGTGTCCATAAACCTTTCGACCATCATTTCAGATGGCATCATATGAATATCACACCCATCGTCTTTCTTAAAAGCCTTACCTGAATTCAAAGAACCTAATAGTTCAAATGTCTGTTCACGAGATAACTTCGTTTTAGCTTTAAAATACTCTTCCCAGTATTGCTCGTAAAGTTCAGTAGGGACTTTCTCAAAAACACTAGAAGCAGTTTCCCAGTGTAGTGTGTTTTTAGAACTAGGTGAAAAATGCGTGGCCTTTGGTGGGAATTCAATGTTCTCACCATTTAAATCTTTTCTAAGGCCATAGATAAATACACGCTTGCGGTTCTGAGGAACGCCATAATCTTTAGCATTCAGAATATCGCAGAACTTAATCACGTAACCTGCACTTTCAGCTAAGGCTATGAACTTGTCTAAGAAGTCCTTATGACGCTTCCATAACAGCCCAGCCACGTTCTCTACAAGAAAAGCCTTTGGGTTGAATTCATTTACGAATTCAAAGTATCTCAACAGCAAAGCATTTCGTGGATCGTTTACACCAGCATTATTAATTCGATGAGTAGAAAACCCCTGACACGGAGGTCCACCTAAGATTAAGTCTAGTTCACCTGGCTTCAGTTTTAAGCTTTCACGCAGCTCTTTAGGATCAACATTGTTTATGTCGCCATTCTTTGGTCCTGCACGAAGATCGATGTCGTGTTTGCCAGTTTCGATGAAGTTCTTTTTATAGGTATTAGCAGCTGCTTGGTCAAACTCAATAGCCGCAACAACATCCACCTCTGCTTGATGAGCAGAAAGTGTAAAGCCGCCTGCACCGGCGAATAAATCTATAGCTTTTGTTGTCATTAAAATTACCAATAAAATCAGAACCGGAACATTCTACCGAGTTAAACACAAAATACTATGGCAGGATTATCCAAACGATTAAAAGTCGACCATAAATACTGTATTTATATACAATATGTCGCATTACAAGGCTCATGCAAGCATTGTTTTAGTCTGATTTCGTATGCGTTATCTAGAGTTTATATTCGTAGTTTATCGGTTTTAGGTTTGCTTCGTTAATTTTCCAAGGATGGTACATCTCCACTTTTCCTCCTGATGCTAGGGCAGGTTCAACGCTTCGATTGAGGTCAATTTCGTAAACAACTATTAGGTAGTTATTAGGGTAGACATCCTTATGAAGCTCTACCTCGTTGTAAGTCAACAAAACAGTACCCAACCCAGATGTAGTGCCTTTTACTTCAACGTAAAATTCAACATCATCTGTTTTTGCCATAATGTCGAATGAGCTGTTCCCACTCACATCTTTTGTTTTGTGACCTAATGACTTGAGTCGTTGCGTCGCCATGTCCATCGCATATAACTCTATTATTCGGCGCTCTTTACCTGTAAGTCCATAACCTTGCCTACCACTATTAGTCCTATATTGGCATTTAGCATCAGCGACCATACGATCTTCTTGCTGAGGGGCTCTGCCTAAATCTTCTTCTTGATAAATAATGTCCAACATTTCAGAAAAATCTCTAATGTCTTGACTCAATATCTCTGCACTTGGTAAGGAGTCCAAAGGATAATATTTAGATACTGCTACTGCATTTTCGTAGGAGCGGCCTAAAGTCCGAGTCGAGCCTGAGTTAATCTCTCGAATATGCCCTTTTGACTCATCAAATTTGTGTTTTACTAATTCGAATCCCCATTTATTTAGTGCATCCATCTCGACTTTGCTTCTTGGAACAAAGCTACCATTCTCGAAACGAGTTGAACCATGCCCTAAGGACAAATAGACTCCTTTTGCGTCGGCGCGAAAAAGATAAACGCAATACCACCCATCAGTTGCACTTTTTGACCGGCCCAATGAATAAAAACGAACCCAAGGAACATCAGTTTTCCGACCAACACCATCTTTCCCTTCAACACAAATATCGTCATACCTAAAACCCATCGATTGATTTATGTCAGGCAAATTACTTTTTATATATGAACTGAAATCTTCACGTATGAGTATGCCTCGCCTTTTCATCTCATCTGTATTTTCTGGTGAATAATGATTCTGAAGGGAACAGATTTCTTTAACTATATTTAGTGGCATGAGCTGACTTCTTATTCGCTGGAGTTTAACTAAAGTGGAGACAACTACGCATGTTATTGATTAACCCACTGATTGTTAATCAATAAAAGTAGAAAATGTGACTAGCTCAGATTGATAAACAATTTGTAATTAATAAGGAAGCTAACTCCTCTGTTGATAATGATTAGCTTCTTCTCTATCAAAACAACCCAAACACATTGTTTTTCCCATCTTGTTCAAGGCCTTTGATCTGGTGGTGCTTTGGTTCTCCACCAAACAATAAGATATACAACTTCCGGTCTTGATACGTCCCCACTACATAGTGGTTTTTCTGTATCACGTACTCGATAGTTTCAGCTTCCTCATCGGTGCACAGATACTTAATATCGACCAGTTTCACCCACTTCAAGCCGATCACGTTTTCGGCTTCTATAAACCCACCAAATGGCGCCGTAAAACGGTTACCAAGTTTCAAAAGCGCATCAATCACCCCTTGGTTCTTCTTACTTACCCCAATTGGACCATCACTGTTGATTTTGAAATGACTATAGCCAGCAGTCACATGAATTGATTGGTACATAGCAAAACCTATTAACTTTCTTAGCACTTTGAGAAAGGTGTCTAACCTGTGCTTTTTGTCCGATATAAAACATTGCTCTACGTTTCAGCTCGATTTATACTGTTTTTATATACAGTTATTTTAGGCTTTATTATGTCTATCCGCAATTTAAAAGATGGCTCAACCAAACCTTGGATCTGCGAATGTTACCCGAATGGGCGATCGGGGAAGCGTGTTCGTAAAAAGTTCGCGACTAAAGGCGAAGCTAAAGCCTTTGAGCTTCACACAATGAAAGAGATTGACGATAAGCCCTGGATGGGAGACAAACCAGATCACCGCAGGCTTTCTCAACTTATTGAGCTTTGGTACTCCCACTATGGTGCAACCCTTGCAAATGGCAGTGTCATTCATAGTAAGTTTCTAAGAATGGCTAACGCGATGGGTAACCCTGTAGCGACTGTTTTCGTTGCAAAAACATACTCTGAATTCAGAAGTAACCGAATGAGTGGGCAAATTAGCTTTGTTGATGCTCGCTGGCAAAAAGGGGCACCTAGTATCGCAACGCTAAATTCAGAACTCGCGCGCTTCAAGGCTATGTTTGCTAAGTTGAAGGAAATTGGAGAGTGGAAAGGACCGAATCCTTTAGAAGAAGTTAAGCCATTTAAAGATCACGAACGTACCATGTCTTTCCTTCATAAAGAGCACATTATTTTATTGCTTGAACACGTGTCTAAACACAACCGAACAGACATGCAGAGAATAGTGAAGCTATGCCTTGCCACTGGGGCTCGCTGGAATGAAGCAGCTCAGCTGAAAGGCTCTCAGTTAAGCAAATATAAAGTTACCTTCACCAACACCAAGACTAAGAAGAATCGCTCTGTACCCATCTCTGAAGAGCTTTACAACGAGATATACACACCAACCTCTGGGAAGCTATTTGAAGAGTGCTATACACCTTTCTGCTACATATTGAAGAATAAACTGGGCATCACCCTGCCCTCAGGGCAAGCCTCCCATGTTTTGCGTCATTCGTTCGCAAGTCACTTCATGATGAATGGCGGCAATATTTTAGTGCTAAGGGATATTCTAGGCCACGCCGATATCAGCATGACAATGCGCTATGCCCACTTCGCACCTGATCACCTTTCTGAAGCAATTATCCATAACCCTCTTTCTAACCTGTAA